CCACAACCAACACCCAAACCCAAACCCAAACCCAAACCACAACCCAAATCACTTAAGCCGTCATGGCCTGTCCGCCTTTCGGCCACCTGAGCCGCGGGACGAGGTTCAAGCCATGGCGGCACGTACCTAAGCGTTTGAAAACTGAACAACGCTTTGTGTTCGAGCCCAAGGTGCCGCTCGACATCCATCTCCCAACTAAGACCCGTCAGGATGAACTCAGGGCCTTGCCTGAGCATCAGCGCCCAGATATACTTGGGCCTTTGTTTGAGGACAATCATCCGTGTTTGACTGACGGTTCTTTTCGCTCCTTCCTGTCCGCTTTTAATAAGCGGTGCAATTTTAAGACAGATGAGGTTGCGGATCCGTGTATCATCAAGGCTTCTAGAAAATTGATGAGACAGCTTGTGCCGGAACCGCTGCCACCTCTAGATTGGAGCAAAGAGATGTTTGATGAGTGGATACTTCAATTTCACGTATCCAAGAGGAAAAGGCTGATTCGTGCCATTGATCGATTTCAGCACTTCAAACAGTCGGAGTTTGCAGCAAAAGACGTTTTTGAGAAAACTGAGTTGTTAATGAAACGTCATGATCCTGAGTGGGCTGGTAGAATCGTTAATGCTTCTACTGACCTACACAATGCACTCTCCGGGCCGCTCATAGCGGCTTGTTTGAAGCGGTTGGTTAGGTGTGCTGAACACAATGCGAACGAAGGTAAGCACAATGTTACTGTTCGTTACGCTTACGGCGACACTCCTCAACAGTTTGTTTCTGATTTGGAGGGAGACGGCCCCTTTATTGAGGCCGACTTTTCTTCAAATGACAAACTACAAGTTTCCGATGTTTCAATTTTGGAGCATGATTGGGCCGTCCGATTGGGGATGCCTGCTTGGCTCGCCAAGTGCATTCTCAAGGCAACAAAATACACGGTCCAGAGCAGAAAGTTTGGTGTGAAGGCCAGGCTGAAGTTTCAACTTCCTTCTGGTGCCACTTCCACGACTTTCCGCAATTGCATCTGGAATTCCACGATCTACTGCGCTTGGGCTTTCCGGTTCGGCATTCGTTCAAAGTGTGTTATCCTTGGTGATGACATGCTGGCAAGAATCACGAATGGCCGGATTCCCAAGAGGGCTCGCCGGGATTACGAACACTTTGCGAGGTTAGCTCGCATGAAAGCCAAGGTTCACGTTCGCGAGGCCTTGGTTGATTGTGAGTTCCTCTCGCGGAGGTTCATTCCCACAGTGCATGGACATTTGATGATACCAAAAATGGGAAAGGCATTGGGGCGCTTTAACGGGCGTGCCAATAACGGTCCTGTGAGCGACGAAGCTTACATGGCCGGTAAATCGCTTTCTTATGCTTATGAATTTCGCCACTACAAGCCGGTTATGGAACGGTTTCTACAACGTTTCTTAGCCTGTGATGTTTCTGTACATCGGCTTGATGAGCGCTTGTTTTCCTATTCTGTTAGGGAAGCTATCACCTGGCTTGGTGGTAGGTCCTCACTCCTACAGTTTATGGGAGCGTGCGTTTCAGCTAGTGACGACGAATTCCTATCTTATGTTCATTATCACTATGGGAAGTTCCGGAGTGAGTTCTTTGCAGATTTAGATCATTTACTATTCGGTGACGAGGATTTGCCGCTTACACGTGCTGCACCATACTTGTCTCGTGACATTTGGTGATTTAGGACTCCCGACTTTGTCGAAGGGCAGAGCGTGGAGCCCGCTATTATTACGGGC